TCACCCGGCTTTAAAGACAATTTCAGCATGAGGAACTTCTACCCATTCAACATGGTTCTGGGTATAAATTTTTGTCGATTTTGCATCACTATGGGCCATCCTTGCCTGCGGATCGATACCTTGTCTTTCGAAAATATGAGCCGCCAGCGCTCTAATCTCGTGGAAAGTTGGCCTTTCTTTAATAGGTAATTCTGCCGCTACACCTATCCGGTCCCGCAGCTCTGAAAATGCCCTGCTCAAATAATCAGGGGCCACCTGTGTTGGGTGGTTAACTTCCTTGCTTATCGGATTGCTTCTCTTTTCCAGAAGCCGGTGAACAACATAAGGACTGGCCACATTGTCTCTGCTGTTGTCGATGATCTCTTTCAGGGCCCTGCCGATCGGAATTGCAACGTGTGAGGCCTCTTTGTGCTGCACTTTTTGCCGATGAATGTAAAGCGTTCCGAATATGCCAGCTTCTTCCTGATCGAACCATACACAGCCGCAAACCCCTTCTTTAGGTTCCTTGATCGAGTACCGGATCCGGGAAACTTCCAGGCGCGCTTGCGTAGTTTGTATTGCAAGGTCCATTGCAGTCTTCAGCCAAGGTTCAGCAGCTGCATGTATGGCCAGGAACTGTTCCAAAGTAAGTCGCCGGCGGACCTTTTTATCGACACGCCGCATTTTTTTCCGTGTTGCAGGGTTATCCATCATTAGCGATTCATCCACAGCATAAGAGAATAGCTTTTTCAGGAAGCTAACTTTTCGGTTCTGAACATTGGCCGACGATTCAGAATGGTAATTTCGTATGTAGGCATTTACGTGCTCAAGCTCAATGTCGCATGCGGGTATGTTATTAAAAAATTCTTTAACCCTGATGGCATCATTATTCCAATCGTCAAGTGTGCTTTTAGACGGCTGCTCATCTTTGATCGCTCTCTCCATAATGCGATCAACATGTTCAGAAAACGGGTGGGCTTCACCATTCAGCCCTCCCGATTCCCGAATTAACGAATCTATCGATGGTGTATTTTCAGGGCGCATCCTCAGGTTATATTCTCGGGCTATAGCGATAGCCATTACTCGATCCGAACCGAGAGTTTTCTTTTTCCCAGTTATAAGCGTGAACTTATACACGCCACGATCTTTATCAAAAAAAAGATAATCAGGAAGGTGGCGGTATTCTTTTTTTCGTGGCCTTGCTGCCATGGTCAACCCTCAATTATTAACTGACGTACCGCCTGATTAACAATTGAGTCAATTCCCCACTTTTCGGTTTCATAGACAAAAACTGAACCATCTACAATCCTTCCCATGAGTAATCCGTTTTCGACCCAACGTTTAATTGTACGGTTGTCAGGAATGGAGTCTTTGGTAAATTCGCGCTTACTCCAGAGACTCGCTTTCATTAGCTTTGCCATGGTTTCCTTCTCCATAAAGCCCGGCTGCACCCGGGCTGAGTGGTTTACTCGTTGGTGCTGGTGGCAGGGATAATTTTCTGCCAAATTGCTGACACGTATTTTGCCTGATGGCGCGCATCAGCCAGGGCGTTGTGAACATCGCCAATGAAAGGCATGTCACGCTTTGGATCGAAACCAACACTGCGACCGAGGGTAACAATCGTGCGTACATCATGATCGTTCCAAAATTCCCACGGGCAAATGCGCCCGGCGCGTTCGTAAGCTCCGCGAAGAATCACATTGTCAAAGGTGGCCCCGTTACCCCAGACTTTCATGTATTTGAGATTAAATGCATGCCGGTGAATGAAATGGCTAAGTTCCGACAGTGCATCAGTGATAGGCATCGCATCATCAACGCAAATAGCTGAGCGCGCTTCAGGGCTTTGTTTTAGCCACCAAAGAATTGTATCTCCATCCGGTACCGCGCCTTGAGCCATTGCACTTTCAAGCGAGACGGCCGTGTAGAATTCTTGGCCAAGCTCACCTGTTTGAGGGTTAAAAAAGACGGCACCAATTGAGACGATCGGCGCGTTTGGCTTTTTCCCCATTGATTCGAGGTCAATCATTAAGTCGTTCATCGTTAATTCTCAAATTTCCATGAATGGTTTATTACTTCAGTAGCATCGCCACGGCAGGGGTTATCTAATTTTTGTCCACCACACTGCCCGTACTCGACGTCTACCCAATCTGATATGTCGCTATCGGTAGCGTGATCCGGAACATCAATTTCGATGGTTATGATGATTGTCTTAGGCATCAGGCATCATCCTCTTTATGGAAATTTACCCATTCAGTGTCCTCAGGTATTCCAGGGGATAGTAAAGGGTTTGTTGCAGCCAGCATTTCACCGGCTGCGCCACTTCGCTGGATGCGGCGAAGCACTTCATAAATCTCGAGCATTTCTATTCGCTCATCGCCTATTTCCAGCTCACAGGCCAACTTATGGCATTCACCGGCCAGCACCGCTACCCTCTGGATGAATTCTGATTTAGTCACAGCTTCACCTCCTGCTGCGGTGCTGCTTTAATATGCATCCGCGGCTCGCCGTCTTTCGGCTCTGGCCACTGGCGCGCCATATTTACCTTTAGCTTTTCTTCCATCGCTGCTGTAATTTCACCATCGCTGATACCGGCGCGGCGCTGTGCATCCCATAACAAGAACTGCATGTCAGCCCACTCACTGAGATCATCAGGTTCCTCTGCTGCTTCGAGTGCCTCTTTCGACAGATGCTTGAGCGGGCCGACAGGACCAACATCACCGAACGTGGCCTGTGACCACTCAGCATGGCGCTGACGGATGAGATTGCGCAACTGCAAAGATGAACCGGTTTCTTCCGGTAACTTGTTAGCCGCCTTTACAAGTTCGGCACCCTGAAGCATGGCGGCGCGGCAGGCGTTCCAAATCTCCTGAGCGTCTTCATCGTTGAAGAGATCGTCAGAATGCGACGACATCAGCTCTCGAATTTCTGCCGGGCATTTCTCCGGCACAGCCATCGGCGCTGGCGGGGCGGCGTAGACCTCAATAACGCCGTCATCAATGGGCCACTCGCCATCCTTTATATAATCCGATGTTCCGCCCACCTGCTGATCGGCGATGTGGAAAGCTCCTATCGGTTCCGCTTCGAGCGATGCCAGCGCCCGCTTCATCGCAGCCAGCGCCATGGCCGCATCTTCGTTTACTGCGCCGGGCACAGAATCGCGCTCTACTTCAAGCTCAGCGATCGTCCGCTGGAGCCATTCCTTGGTAAGAGTACTCATGCTGCACACTCCTGCTTGATCCCCATACGCTTGCATGCTGTTAGAAAAATAGGTTTCTCTTTTTCGATTCCGATAAACGAACGTCCCGTTTCCTGACAACCAACACCCGTTGTCCCGCTTCCCATCGTAAAATCCAGCACCATGTCACCCGGATTGCTGTAGGTTTCGATAATGTACTTCACTAACGCCAGAGGTTTCTGAGTCGGATGATAGTTTCCGGTCTGCTTGTCGCTTGAGAAGAACTGAACATCACGCGGGTATCGCTTGGTTGAGTCGTATTTAGTCAGCGTCAGTGCCTTGCCATAGCATTCAGAATTAACGCTTTTACGTTTGCTTGTCTTGCGTTCGTGCCCTTCTGTCATTTGAGGGTTATAAGTAGGCTGGCGGCGGTAAAATACCTCAATATTTTCATGCGCCCGCAGAGGCTGCTTTTTCGCGTTAAGGAAGCCGGTTGCGTTGCCTTTTTCCCATATCCATTCAGTTCTCCAGTCACGAAGATTGCTGGCAATCAACACGCTGGTAAACGGCTGAGCAGAAAATAGGGCAATCGCAGCAGATGGTTTCGCGATGCGATAAAGCTGCTCCCACATCACCTGTAGATCTAATACAGAATCCCATTTGCACTGGGTGGTACCGTAAGGGATGTCTGCCAGTACAAAATCCACTGAACCATCATCGAGCGTCGGGAATAAATCGAAGCAATCAGCATTGTGCAGAATCACATCTGACATGGTTGTTCCCCCTTGTCGGTGTTAGCGGCGCGTTCTGCTTCAAACAGCCATGCATCAATCGGATTAAGCGAGTTTTCAATTGGTGTCCCGCCTGATTGGCACATAAGAGCTTTTGCGCGCAGAAATAAATCATTTACTGCACCCAGTTCAGCAATCCGCTTCTCAGCGTTTGCGAGTTGAAGGAGAAGTTCTTCAACTAACGTCACACGCATCACCACCTTCTGACAGTCGTGGCGTTTGGCTCTGGCGATTGTGCCGCGCAGACTCGCATAATTGTTGGGGGTCATTGGACGGCCTCCTGACGAAGATGGTTAATTTCGGCGTTAAGGCTCATTCGCTGGTCCATCGATTCCGTCAAGGCGGCAAATGTAACGTCCAGGCGAGTGGCTACCTCACGCATCAGAGAAGCTTCTGCTGGTGGCAATTTCTCCGCCGCAGCATGGGCTGCGGCTACCAGTTCTTTTATCTTCATGCGAGGCATGCGCGTGATTCCGTAAGCTCATTGAAACGGTTAATGAACAAGCCATATGCCTGGCCTGGGCGAAGAGGGACGATCTGGATAATGTCGCTGGCCGGTATACCTTCAAGACAAGGCCAGAGTGAGCCGTCGTCGATATCCAGATCGCGGCGTTCAGTGGCAAGCATCACCAGATCGGCGTATTTCACTACCGCTGACATATCAGGGGTGATGCTGAATTTGGCCCGGATCAGCTGTTCTACCCGCTCTTCAATGCGACGGTAATCTGGAAGCAATGTCTTCAGGGGGGCAGGTATGTCCTGGCAATAGGCTTCAGCTGCATCATGCATCAGGGCTTCAAAGGCAAACTCTGGCGGCACAATTTGGCTGCACAGTACCGAGTGCTGGGCCACGCTGTAAAATTCCGGCAGATGACCACTGAAGCGGCAGATGTGGGAAAGTGCGGTCGCAATATCCTCGAGCTCTACATCGTCAGCGGTTGAATTAAGGTAATTGAATTTCTTACCTGAAAGTGTCTGGATATAACTCATCGTCTTTTCTTCTCCATATTTGGCAGCTGCACCTGCGCTAGTTTTTGGTTGTACGAATCCCTCGCCTTTGGCGATTAATAAAGGGAATTGCGCTTCAATAAATCCCCGCGGCGCCGGGGATTTAATGCAGAGAAATTACGCTTTAAAGTTACCGATAAAGGTTTCTACTGGCTCGCCGTCGAATTTGCTGATTAGCAGATCTCGGAATTCATTGGCGATCGCTTCTTCCTGCGCTTCCAGCTGAACAATACGCAGAACAAAGCGTGGTTCGTCGCCAGTGAGTAGACTATTGCGAAGGCTGAATGCTCGCTCACCAAGACCTTCATACGGCACGCATTTGAACTCGAACGCTACCGGCATAACATCTTTGCTGCTGGCCTCAACGCTCTGCATCAATGATTTTTTCCCGCTGAAATCACCGTCTTCATGATCCTGCTGAGTCGCCTGCTGGATAGTAATGCGACGAACAGCCTGAGCAGCCTGTGAAATCTGCATGGTATTTCCTTCAGCATCAAAGGCCAGCAGGTAATCACTCCAGTCTTCCAGCCATTCGGCGATCTGCTTTTGCTTCAGTCGGTCGCCGTTAATCGCCAGCAGCGCGCGGAAAGGGGCAGTCTGTTTCAGGGTGATTGCAGCAACGTTATCAGCATGACCCGGGTTTTCCAGCGTGCCGATATTGAATACGGAGCGCGCTGTCATATTGTCCGCATCAATAAAGCAGCGAGCCGGCTCTTCTACACTGGCATACCCTTTAGAATAACGGGCGAAATCATCGATGCTGGTCGTGGTCATAGCGCCACGGAAGCGGAAGCGCTCAAGTGAAAAATGTTCCAGGCTCGCTACTTTTGTATTGTCCGGCAAAATAGCTGTTGGACAGGCGAGTCCATTAATATCATTCAGGTGATAGCCGGAGAGTACCAGGTCTTTAACCTGTTTGATGGCGCTGCTGTCTAATTGCTGAGACATAAAAATTCCTTATATGCTAATGATCGAAGTGGTTTCAGTGAATTGATTGAGGCGGATCACTGAGCCGCTTTAAGCTTTCCGTCAACGCCACCGTTTATGCCGAACAACTGTCCCTGATCTTCTTGTAGGATGGTCAGCTTGCCGCCTTTGTTAACCCACATTGGTGTTTCGGTGGTGTCTTCTTCGGAGGCTTTACCGCGCGGGGTAGGAGTGACGTAGTTCAGCTTGTGCTTGATCTTGACGCGCTTCTCTTCGACGGAATTACCCATACGCTCAATATCAAAGGTGAGGACTACTTTGCCTTTGGTACCGTTGTTCAGAACGCCAAGCGCGGTAGTATTTAAAGCCGCCGCGATCTTGTTCATGAACACGCCGGCATCCAGTTCGCCCAGGAAATCGGGCACTACGGTCATGCGGTCATTACTCATGGTTTAACCCTCTGTAAGGCGGCTGCCACCGCCAGTGAAACTTCTCCATACACAACAGAAAAGGGCACCTGCGCTTCGGCTATGGGTAGGAGGTCCATTTCCATAGCGCCCGGGTGGATTGGGGAATGAGCCCGTCGCCCGGTGATGCCCTTGTCTCTTGTGTAAAAAAGGTGCCCACCGATGTGATGGGCAAAGACTAAACACAGCAATGATTTTGTTGTGGCGGTGGTGCCTCCACCTGCCGGACCGGCCAGAACCGGCGACGCTACACCTCAAGAAACGTATTCATTTCAAAAGTTGAAATAAAAACTTGTTGGCCTCGTCACGTGCGCAGAGCCGCATTACCACAACGGTGAGAGCACTGTTTACCTGCTTTACCGCGTCGCGTCTCACGCAGTCCGATAATCAGCAATGCTCTCGCCTGTTGTGCCCTTAAAAAGCTGGCTGTCACCCTCAAGGGGAAAGTGAGCAGCCAGAACAGGGATCACTTCTTATTGCTTTGGCCTGCTTTTAACCACATCAGGCGCGGTGGTTTGGTGTCGACAGAAAAAAATCTAACTTAACTTAGTTTTATGGTCAAGTGAAAACATCAAACTAAACTTAGTTTGATGCTTATAGGAAGAGCGGGAAGGGATTAGAGTTCGTACTGAACGCCTTTAACAACGCCAATAATGAGGCAGTTACCATTGATCGGGATGTTGGGGTAGCGAGGATTTAGTGGCACTAAAAATTTTTGTGGGCCATCAATGACAAGTTTTTTAACAGTCGCTTCGTTAGTGCCATCGAGACGCGCAACCACAATCTTGCCATGAAGGGGTTCGGCATCTGGATCAACAATAACGGTTGCCCCTTCAGGGATTGTTGGGAGGCCATTTGGATTGGTCATTGAATCCCCTTTGACCTCTAAAGCGAACGAGCTATCCCCAATGCGAAGTGATGTTTCAACCCATTTATCGACATCACTGAACAAATCAGCGGCTTTACATTCCGTGAACTGCCCAGCTTGAACCCATGAAATCACCGGGACACGCCTCATTTTAGTTATGAGGGTGCCTTCAAATTCAGTGCCGTAAAGAATGTAATCTATTGATGTGTTAAAGAATTTCGCCAGCTTAACCAGCGATTCACCGTTTGGGATATTCACATCCTTCTCCCAATAACCCACCGCTACGTCACTAACCCCGCAGAACTTACCCAGTTCTTTTTGAGAGGTTCTTGTAACCCTACGTAGGGCTTTAATGCGCTGACCAACCGTTTCCATGAAAGCACCAAGTTTAAAAAAGACTAAGTAATCTTAGTTTTTATTGACCAAAGTTAGATTGGTTATTAATATCTAACCAAACTTAGCTAAGGAGGCTTCATGACAACCGACGAGATTGAACAACATTTCGGCAGCACTGAAAAAGTTGCCGAATTTTTTGGCATCACCAGTGAGGCCGTTTACCAGTGGCGTAACCGCCCCGGACGCTTAATCCCAAAAGGACGAGCTGCTGAAGCTGCGTATCGAACTGCTGGTGAACTGGAATTTAACCCAGAACGTTATGGCAAGAATACATCGCCAAACGATCAGAAATAACCACAGAAGGGAGGACTTAGCCGTGGGTATAGAACCTGAATGGAAAGTAGATAAGCAGCCATCCTGGCTGGTGGCCGCAATCAAAAAAACGATCACCGAGCTGCCTGGCGGATATTCAGAGGCTGCTGAGTGGTTGGGTGTGACCGAGAACGCGCTGTTTAACCGGCTGCGTACCGATGGTGATCAGATCTTCCCGCTCGGTTGGGCGATGGTGCTTCAACGTGCTGGTGGTTCAAACCACATAGCGAACGCCATTGCACGTCACTCGAACGGTGTTTTCGTGCCATTGGCCGATGTTGAAGAAATTGAGAACGGAGATATCAACCAGCGTCTTATGGAGTCAGTGGAGTGGATCGGCAGGCATTCCCAATACGTTCGTAAAGCTACCGCAGACGGCGTTATTGATGCTCAAGAACGCGCCCAGATTGAAGAGAACAGCTATCAGGTGATGGCTAAGTGGCAGGAACATTTGACGCTGCTTTTCCGTGTATTTTGTGCGCCGGAAAAAGGTGACGCCCGCGAGTGTGCAGCTCCGGGCGTCGTGGCAGACAAATCTTGTATGGAGAAGTGATCCGCATGACCAGTTTAACGGCTTTTAACCGCCTACCGCAACTCAGGATGATCCCAGTACCGGGCGCTCCGTTGTTTCGGTATGAACGCAGAATAGCAAACCGCTGGGTGCCATGTAACCACAGTCGGGCGGTCGCAATTGTGGGGGTTTACTACAGGAAGGCGAAACGCTTATGCGCGAAGTTAACCGAAAGTTCAAAGACCACAGAGGGATCCCCGTTCGGGTTATCCGGTGGGAGCCAGAGACTCAACGAGTTATCTACCTGCGGGATGGTTATAACCACGAATGTTTCAGCCCGCTCGAACAATTCAAGCGCAAGTTTACAGAGTTAAAGGACGACCATGAGCACTAAATTAACGGGTTACGTTTGGGATGCTTGTGCCGCTTCTGGCATGAAGCTGTCCAGCGTTGCCATCATGGCGCGTCTGGCAGACTTCAGCAGTGATGAAGGGGTTAGCTGGCCCTCCATTGCTACCATCGCGCGCCAGATTGGTGCTGGTGAGAGCACAGTTCGCACTGCCATATCTCAGCTGGAAAAAGACGGTTGGTTAACCCGCCAGCAGCGCCGTAAAGGCAACCGCAATGCATCGAACGTTTACCAGCTCAATGTTGCGAAATTACAGGCTGCTGCCTTTTCTCACCTGTCAGATTCTGACGCATCAAAATCTGATGCCTCAAAAACCGACGCGTCAAAATCTGAGGCATCAAAAAACGGTGAAAAAGGCGGTTTTCACCCGTCAGAATCTGGGGGGGATCCGTCAGTAAATACAACTACTGATCCATCAGATAAAAAACATTCTTGTCCGGTTGCTGCGCAACCCGACCCTGTGGTGGTTATCACTGATCAGGCGAAGCAGGTTTTATCACATCTGAACAAGACCACCGGATCACGGTATCAGGTCTGCAAATCGTCCTTGGAAAACATCCGGGCTCGCCTGGCTGACGGGTTTACGCCCGATGAGCTGCTGTTGGTGGTGGATTACAGCGTCGAGAAGTGGGGCGAGGATCTGAAAATGGCCGAATATCTGCGCCCAACAACGTTGTTTCTGCCATCAAAATTCCCAGGTTACCTGCAATCCGCAAATAAGTGGGACGCAGCAGGACGTCCAGAACGACAGTACTGGGGCTCAATCCGTAAGCATGATCCGATGAAATTTGGTGGACCAGATAAAGCCATTCCAGCTGGCTTCAGGGGAGCGAAATGATGAGCATGAATGCTGATAACAAATATTGCCGCGCGCTGGCTCAACTGCGCTCTAAACCAACCCACGAGTTGAAAGAGGTCGGCGATCAATGGCGCACTCCGGATCTGTTGTTTTGGGGGATTAATGCGATGTTCGGTCCTCTGGTGTTGGACCTTTTTGCCGACGACAGCAACGCGAAGTGTCCTGCATGGTATACCGCAGAAGATAACGCGCTTACTCAGGATTGGTCTGAGCGTCTGGCAGAGCTCGGTGGCGCCGCGTTTGCTAACCCTCCATACAGCCGATCGCAGTACCATCAAAAGCAGGCGGTTACGGGGATGACCCACATCATTAATCATGCTATGGCAATGCGAGAAAAGGGTGGTCGGTACGTTTTTCTCATTAAGTCTGCGACGAGTGAGACGTGGTGGCCTGAAGAGGCAGATCACGTCACATTTATCCGTGGCCGCATTGGTTTCGATCTTCCTGAATGGTTCGTTCCACTGGATGCAAAGCAGCAGCCTACCAGCGCGTTCTTTGCTGGTGCAATTGTGGTGTTCGACAAGGCCTGGCGCGGTGAGCGCTTCAGTTACATCAATCGCACCGAGTTGGAAGAAAAAGGGCGCGCCGCGATGGCACTGGCAAACTTTGCCGCGGCAAAATTTTCTCTACCTGCAACATCGAAAGAAGCCACACCTGTCCCTGTAGATCAGCCAGAGGAAGAATCGCGTATCTGGCCGCTTGAAGTCGGTCTGGTATTTAGTCAGGTAGAGGGCGCGGATTCTCTGGCGCTGGGACAGCAAAACAAGTTGAAGGCAAATATCAATCAGCTCTGGCTTGAGCGGATGTCCACCACCGAAATCATCACAATCGCTGGTGGTTTGGTTAGCAGTATGCAGGGGGCCGCCAATGCGTGAGATCATCGTTGATAACTTTGCTGGCGGCGGCGGCGCAAGTACCGGCATTGAGCTGGCGATCGGGCGTAGCGTCGATATCGCTATTAACCACGACGAAAACGCTATTGCGATGCATAAGACGAATCACCCTGACACGCTGCATTATTGCGAGTCGGTGTTTGACGTTGACCCAAGCGCAGCCACCAGCGGTAAACCTGTCGGCCTGGCCTGGTTTAGCCCTGACTGCCGCCACTTTTCCAAAGCGAAGGGCGCTAAGCCAGTTAAGAAAGAGATTCGCGGGCTGGCGTGGATTGTCTTGCGCTGGGCGCTGGCAGTACGTCCCCGCGTCATGATGCTGGAGAACGTCGAAGAATTTAAGACATGGGGCCCGCTGCTGGATGAAGAATTACGCCCGGATCCTGAGCGTGCTGGCGAAACATTCGAGGCATTTGTCGGCATGCTGTCGACGGGGATCGCGGCGAATCACCCAGCACTGGCTGAGGTTTGTGAATTCCTTGCCATTGAGCCGCACGGCCAGCATGCGCAACAGCTGATCGCCGGGCTTGGTTATGAGGTTGATTATCGGGAGCTGCGCGCATGTGACTACGGCGCGCCGACGATCAGAAAGCGTTTCTTCATGGTCATGCGCTGTGACGGCCGCAAGATTCATTGGCCTGAAGCGACTCATGGGGATCCAAAATCACTGGAAGTACAAAGCGGCAAGCTGGCGCCATGGCGTACCGCGGCGGAGTGCATTGACTGGAATATCCCGGCCCGGTCCATCTTCGACCGCAAAAAGCCGCTGGCGGAAAATACGCTCAAACGTATCGCGCGCGGCATCCAGCGCTTTGTTATCGAAAGCGCATCGCCTTTCATCGTGAAGTGTAACCACACCACGACGAAAGGATGTTATGACTGTTTCCGCGGGCAATCGTTGTTAGAGCCATTGCAGACCATCACTAAAAAGCATGGCTACGCGCTGGCGGTACCGCATCTTACCAAATTCCGCACCGGGGCCACCGGGCAGCCAGTAACCGAGCCGGTACCAACTGTCACCGCGGGCACGTCGGCACGCCCGGGCGGGAATGGGCATGCTCTCGGCGTAGTTGAGGCTGCGCTGACCCCGTTCCTGGCTGGCAACGGCGGCAGTGAGTACCAGGCAAAGCCGCGCCCGCTGGATAAACCCGCTCATACAATCCTCAAGCAGTCCCGCGCGTGCGTGGTTGCGCCGGTCATCGCCCGCCAGTTTGGCGCCAGTGTTGGGCACAGGGCTGACGAACCGAGCGCGACGATTACTGCAGGTGGTGGCGGTAAGTCGCAGCTGGTAACTCCAACACTGATCCAGATGGGGTACGGCGAACGCCCAGGGCAAGAACCGCGTGTTCTTCGACTGAATAACCCGCTCGGCACGGTCACTGCTGGTGGTAATAAGTTTGCAACGGTGAGCGCGTTCCTGGCGAAGCACTATGGTGGTAATTACACGGGGCCGGGTGTTGGTATGGATGAGCCTGCCCACTCAGTCACTACTGTTGATCATCACGCGGTAGTTGCGTCGCACCTGGTGAAGCTGCGCGGAACCTGCCGCGACGGTCAGACCATGGATACACCTATGCCGACGATTACCGCTGGTGGCCAGCACGTTGGCGAGGTCCGGACATTCCTCGAAACCTACTGCGGTGATAGCGAGGATGAATGGCTGGTGACGATCGAGGGGGTTAAGTACCAGATCGTCGATATCGGAATGCGCATGCTGCAACCGCATGAGCTTTATAAGGCGCAGGGCTTCCCTGACGGCTACGTTATCGATCAGGACTATCGCGGAAACCGTTACGCCAAAGACAAGCAGGTAGCGCGCTGCGGTAACGCAGTACCGCCGCCGTTCGCTCGTGCGCTGGTAGAAGCAAATCTTCCTGAATTATGTGCAAATCAAAAGGCGGGTGCAGCCGCCTGATATGGAGAAATAGCATGAATCAGTTAACCGCAAAGGGTGTTGTGACAATGTCTAGCCGTGAAATTGCCAGGCTGGTGCAGAGCAAACATGGTGATGTGAAGCGCTCGGCTGAGCGCCTTGCATCTGCTGGTATTTTAACCGCGCCGTTGGCGCACACCCCCTACACACACCCGCAAAACGGGCAAACCTACGAGGAGTATTGGTTCAACAAACGTGATTCTCTGGTGATCGTCGCCAGGCTGTCGCCAGAATTTACCGCCGCTGTTGTCGATCGCTGGCAAGAGCTGGAGAACAGTCAGGCCGTAAGTGTCCCGCAAACATTGCCGGAGGCATTACGTCTCGCCGCGGATCTGGCCGAGCAGAAAGAACAACTGGCCCAGCAGTTAGCCGCTGCCGCGCCGAAAGTTGAGTTTGTCGATCGGTATTGTACTGCTAAAGGCTCTATGTCTTTTCGCCAGGTGGCAAAGCTGTTGCAGGCCAAAGAGACGGATTTCCGCTTGTTCCTCATTGAGAGCGGCATTTTGTACCGGCTCAGTGGAGTGCTCACACCGCGGCACCAGCACATTGCTGCCGGGCGGTTTGAAGTGAAAACTGGCACCACGAGCGAAACAAACTACGCCTTTAGCCAGGCACGTTTTACACCCAAAGGCATCGAGTGGATCGGCGGCCTGTGGACGGCACACATCGCTAAGGGGCATGCCGCGTGAGAGGACTGTTCACAGCCGAGACTGTTCCGCGCCTTGGGCTGGTGGTGTTAAAGCCGGGCAGCGAACTGATGTCTCTGTTTCAGCAGGGGCGTGTGCTGGTGGAGCCTCAGCCAAAAAGCATGGCTGGGCTTCCGTCGGGCCTCGTCCCTGATGCCAGGCAGCCGCTGGCAGAAGATAAGTCCCTCGAGGAATTCTTCACCGACGAGAGAGTAATCCGTGCAGCAGGCGGTTTGACCGCGTTGGAATCCTGGTTAGAGCGTAACGTGAAGGAATGCCAGTACCCGCACACTGATTATCACCATCATGAGCTGGTAACGATGCGACATCCCCCTGGATCAATGTTGCTCTGTTGGCATTGCGATAACCAGCTGCGCGATCAAACCACCGCGGCGCTGGCAGAACTGGCCCGGCGTAATCTCATTAACTGGCTGATCAGTTCCATCCATTCATCGCTTGGCTATAACAACGAGCGTGAATTATCCCTCGGTGAATTGTGCTGGTGGGCCATTTATTCAGGCATTGCTGATGCAATCACGGAAAGGATGGCCCAGCGTGCGCTTCGCTTACCGGACGAGCCGTTTTTATCCGTATATCGAGAAAGTGACATTGTGCCGATGCCCCCCGCAAAAAGCATTTTGCAGAAGAAGGTCACCCCTGCGGTCATGGCTGCGAAATTAAAGCATGGAGCAAATCAGGAAGTGGCCTGTGACCAGCCAAAGGTTCTGGCTCTGCATGCGGATCCTGAATCCCCTGAATCATTCATGTTGCGCCCAAAACACCGCAGGTGGGTGAATGAGGAGTATACCCGGTGGGTTAAAACCCAGCCCTGTGAAGGTTGCCGGCGGCCAGCGGATGATCCACACCATGTCATTGGTCACGGCATGGGCGGTACCGCCACTAAAGGACACGATTTGTTCGCGATCCCTCTGTGCAGAGAGTGTCACGACAAATTACATGCTGATGTTGCAGCGTTCGAGAAAAAACATGGTACCCAGCTGGAGCTGCTATTCCGGTTTATGAATCGAGCGCTGGCGATCGGCGTAATAACAAAAGCGTAATTGTATGGAGCGCTGAGAATAATGAATTTACAAGAACTGGAATATACGCGGATAGAACTGCGCCGCGCGCTGGCGGATTTATCAGGATCGACAAAAGGCCAGCTGCAGGCGTTCAGTGAGCATCCACCAGCAGATAAGAACAAATACCCCCGGCACCATCCTGAAATCGTCATGGAGGGTGGGGAAGGTTGTGGATCAAAGGTGGTAAAAACTCTGGCCACTCCGCTTTATGTTCTTGAGACAAGGAGCCGTCGCCGACCTTTACCGCCTATTAAGGATACGGAGTTCGCTTGTTCAGCATGGCGTCGTTCGGTCAATGGTCTGGGGGAGCATTTGCAGGCATGGGTGCGGTACTGCTATGGGCATGACCTTGCTTTCCGGTACCAGAGGTTAATGTGCCAGCACGTATGGGAAGAGTTTCAGCGTCAGCATAGCGGCAAAAAAATCCAGGACCGTGTCACTAAAAAACTGGTAGGGCTTGTCTGGCTGGCGGCGCAAGAAGTTGCTGCCTCGCGTAATAACGATACCTATCAGGAGTATGCTGGTGCAGCTCTGGCGCGCATGGTCAGCGTTGAGCGTTCCACCTGGCTCAGGGTGTATTCAGGGCACTGGGCGGCTTTCAAAGCGTCGTTTACTGAGATGGACAGCCAGGCACTAAGCGAAATTTTGTCACGGTACGAAGAGTACCAAGAACTGAAAGTGGCGGAAATGTGAGGTAACTTTCACTAACTCCCTCAATTGGGCTTGCAAAATGCAACAAAATGAGCCATATTTGAAGCTAATTTGATATTTTGTCATAATTATATCTAACCTCGCCTCGGCGGGGTTTTTTTATGCCTTTTGTATCTAAAGCTTGATGCAAAAATGAACCAGAGTTATCTGTGTGTCACACGATAAAAAAGGGAAAAAGGCATGCTAAATCAACCTTATATGACAGAAGAAGCAAAGGCGGTTTTTAACGAACTCAGCGCTTCACCAGCGACAGCTGGGGAAATTGCACAGAATACGCACCTCAGCCGAGAGAAATGCCAGCTCATTCTGACGCAGCTGGTTATAGCGGGGTTATCAGATTACCAGTTTGGATGTTACAAACGCCTCCACTGAAGGGGGCATTCTGCTGTGGAAATGGGCGGCTGGTGGGTGTTGTAGCACCCAACCAGCCATTAGCTCATGCTTTCAGGTCACAAGCTAACCAAGGCCCACTGCTTTAGCGCAAAAGCATAGTGAGCCTATCAGAGTTACGCTTACGGATCTATGAAAAATACTGTAAATATAAACAGTGTTGAGCTTGTCAACGCTGACTGCCTGCAATACCTCGCAACCCTCCCAGACAACACCATCGACCTTATTGTTACGGATCCGCCTTATTTTAAGGTGAAGCCGAACGGCTGGGATAATCAGTGGAACGGTGACGCCGACTATCTTCGCTGGCTTAATATGTGTCTTGCCCAGTTCTGGCGAGTGCTTAAGCCTGCCGGCAGCCTGTATTTGTTTTCAGGTCACCGACTTGCATCTGATATTGAGATCATGATGCGTGAACGCTTCAACGTCATGAACCACATTATCTGGGCGAAGCCATCAGGGCGCTGGAACGGGTGTAATAAAGAAAGCCTGCGCTCTTACTTCCCCGCGACGGAACGCATCCTTTTCGCTGAACATTATCAGGGGCCATATAAGCCGAAAAGCGACGGGTTTGCTGAGAAAAGCAACGAGGTCAAACAGCACGTCATGGCTCCGTTAATCACCTACTTTCGGGATGCACGAGCCGAGCTGGGGGTCACGTCCAGGCAAATAGCTGACGCCACCGGAAAGAAAAATATGGCGTCTCACTGGTTCGGTGCCAGTCAGTGGCAACTACCGAACGAGCAGGATTACGAAAAGCTGCAGGAATTGTTCACTCAGATCGCCATTGAGAAGCACCGCGCCTCTGAACTCAAAGCACCGCATCACCAACTGGTGGCCACATGGCATTCGTTGAACCGGAAATACCTTGATCTGCTTGAAGAGTACAAAACTCTTCGGCGGCATTTCTCTGTGACAGTAACCGTGCCCTTTACAGACGTCTGGACACATAAACCCGTACAGTTCTATCCAGGCAAACACCCGTGCGAAAAGCCCGCTGATATGTTGCGGCAAATCATCAACGCCAGCAGCAGGCCCGGCGATGTGGTAGCTGATTTCTTTATGGGCTCGGGATCAACTGTTAAAGCAGCCATAGAACTGGGCCGCCAGGCTATCGGTGTTGAACTGGAAGAGGAACGTTTCAACCTGACGGTAAGTGAGGTAAGGCAGCTGGCAGGGGAATAAAAGCTTGGGTCGCTATCGCGGCCCTTTTTATTACCTCAACTGGACACCCGCAACGTAGCGAGGTGAGAGCATGTATCGAATGGAAAAAATCACGACGGGTATTGCATACACCGCATCGGGAGGGGGGACCGGATACTGGTTGCTTCAGCTCCTCGATAAAGTCTCCCCATCTCAATGGGCAGCCATTGGTGTGCTCGGTAGCCTCATGTTTGGTTTGCTGACGTGGTTAACGAGTCTGTACTTCCAAATCAAAGCGGATCGCCGCAAAGCTGCGCGAGGTGAATGATGTCGAACAAAGCAAAGCTCAGCGCAGCAGTGCTGGCGCTAATCGCGTCAGGGGCATCTGCTCCACTCATTTTCGACCAGTTCATCAGCGAGAAAGAAGGCAATGCGCTGGTGGCCGTTGTTGATCCGGGTGGGGTCTGGTCTTTATGTCACGGCGTGACCGTTATCGATGGCAGGCGCGTTGTTAAAGGCATGACGGCCACTGAGGAACAATGCCGGAAGGTTAACGCTATTGAACGCGATAAGGCATTAGCCTGGGTTGATCGCAATATCAAAGTGCCTCTGACAGAGCCACAGAAGGTGGGTATCGCATCCTTCTGCCCGTATAACATCGGTCCCGGTAAATGCTTCCCATCTACCTTCTATAAGCGTATCAACGCAGGTGACCGCATCGGTGCATGCGAGGCAATCCGCTGGTGGATTAAAGACGGTGGCCGTGATTGTCGTCTAACCAAAGGCCAGAAGAATGGCTGCTATGGTCAGGTTGAGCGACGGGACCAGGAAAGCGCGCTGGCGTGCTGGGGGTTAGACCAATGAAAATTAATCCGGGTCTTATCGGAATTGTCGTGATTGCTGTCCTTTCGGTCGCTCTCGTTAAGAGTTGCTCCGACGCCAGTAGCCTTCAGAGCGATAACGACGTTCTGCGAAGTGACAACTCTATGCAGGGGCTGGTGATCGCCACCCAGGCATTCAACTTCAATCGATTCAATCAGGTTGCAGAACATGCAAACAGGCTTAACTCCCTGATCGACACCAGCACCGAAGAAACCGTAATTGAATACCGGGAGATTCTCCGCCGTGAAAAAACCTGTGATCTGCCTGTTCCTGCTGACGTTGCTGGTGGGCTGCTCAAATACGCGTACAGTTTACGTTCCAGCGCAATGCACGCCAATACCATCAGAGCTGATGCAACCAATGATCGTGCCGCTGCCGCCAGCTCAATGACGTATTGCCAGGCTGTGCTCTGGATAAAGCCGCTTCTGGCAGTTATTGAGAAGGGGAACAATAACTTCGCTGGTATAAGGCAGATTGAAGAAGATCGACGTTAGTGCTTATCCCTTCTCGCGGATAAGTAATAAATTATACCATCTAAGTGATATCATCTTTCAGTACTGGTGAGTATTCTTACAAATATACTCTTCATAATAAGTGAGATGTTTATGGATGAAAAAGTGATGGCTCTATCAGCACTCGATGCGGCTCAAAAATCAGCCGAGTGGGCATATTGGTCGATGTTGGGTACTTGGGTGTCTGCCGCTGCAACCCTTATAGCAGCTTTAGTTGCACTGTGGGCTATCAAGGGCTGGAGACAGCATGAAGAAGCGCTTGAACTTCGAGAGTTTAGGATTACCGCTTATAATTTTCATTTAACTTTAATTAGAGCACCTAAATACAACGCTGAAGATCTTGATGAACGCGATTTTATTGCTGTTCAGGCCACGTTCAATGCAATGAATGATATATATCTTTCTACTATAAAAATGCACGATGCTGTCAAGAGAGGACATGCTTCCGAGGTTTACCAAAAAATAGCTGATGTGCACACAAAATATATTAAAGGAGAAATAGACAAAGACGAAGCTGATAATGCGGTATTAAAGATCCGTCAGCACGAACCTATGCTAGGCATAGGATTGAAGGAAGAATAAAATTTGCGCGCTCTAAACCCTGCTTGCAGGGTTTCTTTGTCTCAACTGTCCAGCTTTAAATAAATATTTCTATGGGTCCTCCCGACGGGGTGCCATACCACGGGGCGGCTGGCTCGCGGGAAACGGCTAGTTTTTCGGATCCAGGGTCATCATCATCATTTGCGCAGGTCTTTGATTTAATTAGAGGCCATTTTCGCAAGATGTCGAATTGTTCAAAAAGTGTTCACCATCATGGACCAGGAAATTGCCACTTTAAAACTCAATATCAACCAGCTGGCAGGGATAACCGGCGTACACCGTCAGACGGTTGCCGCGAGACTGAAAAATGTTGAACCTGCTCCGGGCAGCAATAGCAAGTTAAAGCTCTATCTGGTGACCGACATTCTGACCGAACTAATGATCCCTACCGTTTCGGCCAACATCGATGATATGCCCCCCTCTGACAGGCTGTCCCACTGGAAAGCAGAGAACGAGAGGCTGAAGTTCGAACAGGATACGGGGCAGTTAATACCTGCAGATGAAGTGGCGCGAGAATTCTCATTGATGGCGAAAGCCGTCGTCATGGTACTTGAAACCCTCCCGGATGTGCTCGAGCGCGACTGTGCTTTAACGCCTGCTGCGGTAGTTCGTGTGCAAAGCGTTATCGATGATCTGCGCGACCAGATGGCGGAGAGGGTGCAGGCCGCTGAAAAAGAGGAGGAAGAGCCTGAGGAGGACTGATGGCAAAGCGGGCATCCGCCAGGGACATCCGCCGCGATGTTTCAGGTATTTTACGAGCCCCGCGTCGTATGCCGGTGGCCGATGCGGTCAGTACTTATATGCGCGTGCCAATGGGGGCGGGAAACTCAGTTCCATGGGATCCGGATCTGGCACCCTATGTGATTGAGCCGATGAACTGCCTGGCATCGCGTGAATACGATGCGGTGGTGTTTGTGGGTCCGGCACGAACGGGTAAAACCATCGGGCTGATTGACGGCTGGATTGTTTATAACATTGTCTGCGATCCGGCAGATATGCTTGTTATTCAGGTATCCGAGGAAAAAGCGCGCGAGCATTCCAAAAAACGCCTGGATCGCACTTTTCGCTGTAGCCCTGAAGTTAAAACCCGGCTAAGCCCGAGACGTAACGATAACAACGTCTACGATCGTACATTCCGCGCCGGTAACTATCTGAAGCTGGGCTGGCCATCGGTCAATATCATGTCGTCCTCGGACTATAAGAGTGTGGCGCTGACGGATTATGACCGCTTTCCGGAAGATATCGACGGGGAGGGGGATGCTTTTTCACTGGCATCGAAACGAACCACGACATTCATGTCCTCCGGGATGACGCTGGTTGAGAGCTCACCCGGGAGGGATATCAGAGACACAAAATGGCGGCGCTCCACGCCCCATGAAGCCCCTCCGACCACCGGAATTTTATCGCTCTATAACCGTGGTGACCGCCGTCGTCTTTACTGGCCATGCCCGCATTGCGGCGAATATTTCCAGCCGGAAATGGACAATATGACCGGATACCGCGACAGCAGCGATCCTGTGCTTGCCAGCGAAGCGGCGTTTCTTCAGTGCCCGGCCTGTAAGGGCAGGATCACACCGGACATGAAGCGTGCGCTGAACATGAAATGTGTCTGGCTCCGGGACGGGCAAACCATCGACAGTAAAGGCCAGGTTAGCGGTGATGGTCGTCGTTCCCGTATTGCCTCCTTCTGGATGGAAGGTCCGGCAGCTGCTTACCAGACCTGGGCGCAGCTTATTTATAAGTTCCTGACCGCCGAGCAGGAATATGAATCCACGCGCAGCGAAGAAACCCTGAAGACGGTGATCAACACCGATTTCGGCAGGCCCTATTTGCCGCGGGCCAGCATGGAGCAGCGTAAAAGTGAATTGCTCGAGCAGCGTGCCGAAGAAGTCCCAAAACGATTGGTACCGGACGGCGTGCAGTTCCTCACCGCGACCGTGGACGTGCAGGCGGGGCGAAACCGGCGCTTTGTTGTGCAGATCACGGGTTATGGAAGTATGGGTGAGCGCTGGATAGTTGACCGTTACAACATCCGGCATTCGCTGCGCTGCGACGGCAACGGGGAAAGTTTACAGGTGGATCCGGCGAGCTACCCGGAGGACTGGGATCTTTTACTCACCGACGTCTTTGATAAAACGTGGCCACTCGCAGCTGACCCGTCAAAGGGCATGCGGTTGATGTCGATGGCTGTGGACTCAGGGGGCGAAGATGGCGTGACGGATAATGCCTATAAGTTCTGGCGCAGATGTCGCCGTGAGGGGCTGGGTAAGCGTATCTATCTCTTCAAGGGGGACAGCGTCAGGCGCAGCAAACTTATCCAGCGAACGTTTCCCGACAACACGGGCAGATCAACGCGCCGCGCACAGGCGACGGGTGATGTGCCTCTTTATCTTCTCCAGACCGATGCCCTTAAAGACCGGGTGAATAATGCGCTGTGGCGTGATTCACCCGGCCCTGGCTATGTGCATTTCCCCGCCTGGCTGGGCAGCTGGTTCTATGACGAACTGACGTATGAGGAACGCTCGAATGAAGGGAAATGGAGTAAGCCCGGCCGGGGCGCAAACGAAGCATTTGACCTGCTCGTTTATGCCGACGCGCTCGCCATCCTTAGTGGTTACGAAAAAATCAAATGGCCGTCTGCTCCTGAGTGGGCACGGCGGGAAACGTGGATCGAGGACACGCAGACGGAAACTGGCGAAATGCCATCCCCGCCGCCTGCGCCGAAATCTAAATCAAAACCAAAACGTGAGAAGCCCGTAACCGAGCGGGCTAATCCGTGGTCTTCGTCAGGAGGTTGGGTGTGAATCCAGCAGATATTCAAAACATGATCGACCGCTACGCTGCAGCCGAGCTGTCTGTTCTGGAGGGGAAATCAATCACTTTCAACGGGCAGCAGATGACGCTCGAAAACCTGTCGGAAATCAGAAAAGGCCGTCAGGAATGGGAGCGACGACTGGCAACGCTCAATAACAAACGCCGCGGGCGACCCGGCTACAGGCTGGCGAGGTTTGGATGAGTTTTTTAGATGATGCGATTGGCCTGTTTTCACCAGGCTGGAAAGCCTCACGCCTGCGTGCCCGCGCGGTTATTAAGGCGTATGAGGCGGTAAAGCAAACGCGAACCCACAAGGCCCAGAAGGAAATTCGTTCAGCCGATCAGCTCAGCCAGATGGGTGCGGTTTCACTGAGGCAGCAGGCGCGCTGGCTGGACAATAACCACGATCTGGTGATTGGCGTTTTCGACAAGCTGGAAGAAAGGGTGGTGGGTGCGAAGGGCATCATAGTTGAACCGCATCCGATGCTGAGTAACGGGAAGATAGCTAAAAAGCTGGCCACTGATATCCGCAGAAAGTGGGGCGAATGGTCTGTAAGACCAGATGTCACAACCCAGTTTACCCGCCCCATGCTGGAGCGGCTGATGCTGCGAACGTGGCTCCGGGACGGTGAAGTATTTGCTCAGCTTGTTCGCGGTACCGGAAATGGTCTTCATCCGGTTGCTGGCGTGCCGTTCTGGCTGGAAGCGCTGGAGCCGGACTTCGTGCCGATGAACAGCGATGCCGCTATCCAGCTCAATCAGGGCGTTTTTGTCGATAACTGGGGCCGCCCGAAAAAATACCAGGTCTATAAAAGCCTGCCAGTATCCGGGCGTCAGTTCGATACCAAAGAGATAGATGCAGAAAACATGCTTCATCTCAAATTCACACGACGCCTGCACCAGACCCGCGGAACGTCTCTTTTGTCAGGTGTTCTGATGCGTCTGAGCGCGCTGAAAGAGTACGAGGACTCGGAGCTTACCGCTGCCAGAATTGCTGCGGCACTCGGCATGTATATCAAAAAAGGCGACGGACAGAGCTTCGATTCTGATTCCGGCAGCGATGACCGCGAGCTGATGATTCAGCCCGGTATGCTCTATGACGAGCTGCAGGCCGGGGAAGAAATCGGGATGATTAAATCCGATCGCCCGAACCCTAACCTCGAGTCGTTTCGTAACGGACAGCTGCGTGCCGTGTCCGCCGGCAGTCGCCTCAGCTTTTCCAGCACATCCAGAAACTACAACGGAACGTACAGTGCCCAGCGGCAGGAGCTTGTCGAGTCAACCGACGGATATCTGATTCTTCAGGACTGGTTCATCGGTTCAGTGACCCGGCCCATGTACCGGGCCTGGCTGAAGATGGCTATTGCTGCCGGAGAAATCAAGCTGCCGAGAGGCATCGATATGGACTCGCTTTATAACGCGGTTTATTCGGGGCCCGTTATGCCGTGGATTGATCCCGTTAAAGAAGCGAATGCCTGGAAAACGCAGATCCGCGGCGGTGCTGCTACTGAATCCGACTGGATACGTGCCAGCGGTCGCAACCCGGATGATGTTAAGTCACGCCGTAAAGCGGAGGTTGACGAGAACCGTGAACAGGGCCTGGTGTTTGACACCGACCCCGCCAATGATAAAGGAGGCACCAGTGCCGAAGCCAAAGAACCGGGCGCGCCACCGTCCGAAAGCCAACGTAAAAAGTAATTCGTGGTTCCGCATGCAGGCCAGCAGTAACAGCGAGGCCGACATTTTTATTTATGACGAAATCGGGTACTGGGGCGTAACGGCGAAACAGTTCGTCAATGATCTCCGGGCACTTGGGGACGTCACCCACATCAACCTTTATATCAACTCGCCCGGTGGTGATGTCTTCGACGGTATTGCTATCTATAACGCGCTGAAGCACCACGGCGCGGCGATTACCGTGCATATCGATGGTCTGGCGGCCTCAATGGCCTCGGTGATTGCGATGGTAGGCAATCCGGTCATCATGCCTGAAAACACGATGATGATGATCCATAAGCCCTGGGGGTTTGCTGGTGGTGACGCGAGCGATATGCGCGACTATGCGGATCTTCTCGACAAGGTTGAATCCGTTCTTATCCCGGCTTATGCGCAGAAAACCGGAAAATCCACCGAAGAAATTGCGGCAATGCTGGAGGACGAAACCTGGATGAACGGCAGCGAGTGCCTTGAACTGGGTTTTGCCGACCAGGTGACACCATCCCTTCAGGCTATGGCCTGTATTCATTCAAAACGTATTGAGGAATTTGAAAAAATGCCAAAAAGCATTCGCAACATGATCACCCCGCCGCGCAACACTACCCAGCGTGACCCGGTTATTACCCAGCCTCAGGCACCGCAGGCAAAAACAGACCCTGCACCGGATGAAAATGCGATCCGAGCGCAGGTGATGGCTGAGCAGAAAGCCCGTGTTAACGCTATCGGCGATCTCTTTGCCATGTTCGGCAATAAGCACATGGATCTGCAGAATCAGTGTGTGGCCGACCCTGATTGTTCCGTCGATAAGGCGAAAGATTTGCTGCTGGCAGAACTTGGTAAAACGGCCACGCCGTCCAATAAAACCACCCAGCCGCATATTCATGCGGGCAACGGTAACTTCGTCGCGGATGGTATTCGCCAGGCACTGATGGCGCGTGCCGGGTTCGAAGGTCAGGAGCGGGATAACGTTTATAACGGTATGACGCTGCGCGAGTATGCGCGTATGGCCCTGACAGAAAAAGGTATTGGTGTGGCCAGCTACAACCCGATGCAGATGGTTGGCCTGGCGCTGACCCACAGCACCTCTGACTTTGGCAACATTCTGCTCGATGTTGCGAACAAAGCGCTGATCCAGGGCTGGGACGAGGCGCAGGAAACCTTCGAGCAGTGGACCAAAAAAGGCCAGCTGTCAGACTTCAAAACGGCGCATCGTGTCGGTATGGGTGGTTTTCCTTCTCTGCGACAGGTTCGCGAAGGGGCTGAGTACAAGTACATCACTACCAGTGACAAAGGCGAAACCATCGCGCTTGCCACGTATGGTGAAATCTTCTCAGTAACCCGCCAGGCGATCATCAACGACGATCTGAACCAGCTTACCGACGTACCTATGAAGATGGGGCGCGCGGCGAAAGCAACGATTGGCGATCTGGTTTACGCCATTCTGACCAAAAACCCGAAACTCTCAGACGGAAAGGCGCTATTCCATGCCGATCACAAGAACCTGAGCTCGGGCGCAATTTCTGTGGCCAGCCTGGACGAATCGCGCAAGCTGATGCGTCTGCAGAAGGAGGGGGAGCGAACCCTGAATATCCGTCCGGCCTACATGCTGGTGCCCGTCGCCCTGGAAACTCTGGCAAATCAGACCATCAAGTCGGCCAGTGTTAAAGGTGCAGATATCAATGCCGGGATCGTTAACCCTATCCAGAATTTTGCAGAAGTCATTGCCGAACCACGCCTGGATGAAGCTGATGCGAAAGCCTGGTATCTGGCTGCCGCGAAGGGCACCGACACCATCGAGGTCGCTTATCTCAACGGCGTCGACACGCCATACATCGATCAGCAGGAAGGCTTCACCACTGATGGTATCGCCACGAAAGTGCGTATTGATGCAGGTGTGGCGCCGCTGGACTATCGCGGCATGACAAAATCCTCTGGTCAGTAAAAAACAGTCCTGACAAACAGACGCCCGTAAGGGCTTTTTTTATACCTGAAACCAGCCCCGCAAGGGGCTCAATGGAGAACTTATGGCTAAGAACTATGCGCAGGACGGGAAAACGATCCCTCTGGTAAACAGTGGTGCAACCGATGTTCACAGCGGCGACCCGGTTGTTGTTGGAAAACTTATCGCGGTGGCAATTACCGATATCCCGGCTGGCGATACCGGGGACGGTTTTACTGAGGGTGTTTTCCTCCTGCCAAAAGTATCCGCAGATGCGGTTACTGCCGGGGCGCAAGTGTATCTGAAGGACGGCAAAATCACGATCGAAGAAACGGACGCCGTTGCCGCGGGCATCGCCTGGGAAGATGCAGGGGCAAACACCACCGTTGTTGAAGTTAAGATCAATGCCTAACCCCTTTGACCGGATGGCGGCGCGCATGGACGCGGCCACCATAAAAAAGATGGGAAAGACAGCGATCATCAATGGCAGCAGCTATGACGTTGTTCCCGCCGAGCAGCTCGAGGAAATGGGGCCATTGTCGGGAACAGGTACTTCGCTGGTGGTTTTCTCTGAGCTTTACCAGCCACGCCGAAACGACAGTGTCGACTACGACGGTAAGAACCTGACCGTTACCCGCTATGACATGTTCAACGGAAAACCCCGCATCCATCTGGAATAAGGAGGCGCTATGTCTGTGAAAGGACTGGAAAGGGCTATTCAGAACCTGAACAGCCTCAGCCGGTTAATCGTTCCTGAGGCAACCGCAAAAGCACTTAACCGGGTGGCCAGCAGAACGATAAGCCAGGGGAGCAAAGCTGTAGCGAAAGAAGCAACAGTTGATGATAACCGGAAAAAGGGGCTTCCGGTTCGTCTGGTCCGCCAGCGTTCCCGTCTGCGCAAGGCCCGTCACGATCGCCCGGTCGCGTCGATAAAAATCAACCGCGGTAATCTTCCTGCGATAAAGCTCGGCACGGCGCGCGTCCGGCTCTCGCGTAAAAAAGGGGCCAGAAACGGAGCGGGCAGCGTCCTTAAAATCGGGCCCTATACCTTTCGTAACGCTTTTATCCAGCAGCTCTCGAACGGACGCTGGCAGGTCATGCGGCGCGTAGGTCAGGCCCGTTATCCGATTGATGTGGTCAAAGTTCCTCTTGAGACACCGCTCACCGCGGCCTTCACCGCTATTTCAAAGCGCCTTATTGAAAGCGATATGCCCAAAGAACTTTCCGCAGCCCTGAAAAACCAACTGAGGATCCACCTGAAGCGATGAACAGACACAGCGCAATTCGTGCAGCCATTCTGGCAAAACTGAAAGCCGAGATCACCGACACGGTCACCTGGTTTGACGGGCGCCCTGTTTTTCTTGAAGAGCAGGATCTCCCTGCCGTGGCTGTATACCTTTCTGACGCGGAGTACACCGGCGATTCGCTTGACGAAGATTCGTGGCAGGCGGTTGTTCACATCGAGGTATTTCTTAAAGCCTCCAGCCCCGACAGCGCGCTTGATTCCTGGATGGAAGAGAAAGTGTATCCGGCAATGGCCTTCATCCCTGGTCTGATCGAACTGGTCGAGACGTTCACCCCGCAGGGTTATGACTATCAGCGGGATGATGAAATGGCCACCTGGGGTTCAGTCGATTTCACGTACTTAATCACCTATTCAATTTAAGAGGTTCTTATGCCTACTCCAAACCCGCTGGCCCCCGTGAAAGGTGCCGGTACCACCCTCTGGCTTTACACCGGAACGGGCAACGCTTTTGCTAACCCACTCTCGGATATCGACTGGAACCGCCTGGCGAAAATTAAAGAGCTGACGCCGGGCGAAATGACCGCCGAATCGTATGACGACACTTACCTCGACGATGAGGATGCCGACTGGAACGCGACGGCCCAGGGGGCAAAATCTGCTGGCGATACCTCGTTCACCCTCGCCTGGAAGCCGGGCGAAGAAGGGCAAAAAGACCTTGTCGCATGGTTTATTGATGGCTCAGTACGCTATTACAAAATCAAATACCCGAACGGTACCGTCGACGTTTTCCGCGGCTGGTGCAGCAGCCTGGGTAAAGCCATTCCGGCAAAAGAAGTCATTACCCGTACAGCGAAAATCACCAATACCGGCAAGCCGGAACTGGCAGAAGAAAGCGGGACCCCGAATATCCCCGTGACCGGCGTTACGCTCGATAAAGCCACGGCAAGCGTGGCCGTCGGCGCAACCACAACGCTCAATGTGACGGTTAACCCTGCCAGCGCCTCAGATACCTCGTTCCGCGTGGCAACCTCCGACGGGGCAAAAGCAACGGTCACCGTTAGCGGCAACGCGATCACCGTCACCGGCGTGGCGGCAGGCACCGCTGACGTTATTGTTATGACCAGCGACGGTAATTTCGTTGCGGTCTGCAAAGTCACCGTAACTGCAGCGTAAGGAAGGACGCATGTTTCTGAAAAAAGAGAAGTTCACCTGGCAAACAGAATCCCTGACCATCTTCGAGCTGTCGGCGCTGCAGCGTATTGAGTACATCACGTTTATGGCCGCAGAGGAAAAGGCCGTCAGCTCTGACAGCGACGGCATCAGCGATCAGGAAATGACGGCCAGGCTGATAGGCTCAAATATTCGCTGCGGTGCGCGTTTGATCGCGATGTCTTTGTGGCATAACGATCCGGCTGGCACGGATGTGGAAACGCTTTATCAGCAGGTGCTTAGCGGCTGGCCGCCGGAGGCGATCGGTAAAGCCGAAATGGAAATAAAGCTGCTCTCCGGCATGCTCGTTCCGGTTGATGATGACAACGTTGCCGATCCGGATGCCTCAGCGGAGGCCGAAAGCGCTGAACCCGTTACTGCGGAAAAGCCCTTGCCAGCGAGCTGAAGTTTGTCCTGAATCTGGCGCGCGAGTTCGGGCGACCCGACTGGCGCGCCATGCTGGCTGGAATGACTTCCAGTGAGCTGGGCGACTGGCACCAGTTCTACCGGGAGCATTATTTTCAGGACGCGCAGCTCGATGCGCATTTCTCAGAGCTGCTTTATTCCATCTCCACTCTTTTCTTCCGCGACCCGGAACTTACCCCCGCACATTTCAGCCTGCTTTCTCCTTCCGGTATCGTCATCACCGATGACGAGCCGGATGATGATTCGCTGATGGCCGCAGCTGAGGGGATAACAGGAGGTATCCGATATGGCCCAGCAGATTAGCGATCTGGTCATCAACCTTGATGTCGACAGCGCCACGTTTAGTGAGCAGGTTGCCCGCATAAAGGGCCAGCTAACCGGGATGGCTGAGGACTCTGAAAAAGTCCAGACTCGAATGCAGCGCGCTTCCGAGCGGCAGGCGACTGCGTTTAAAACCGTGGGCGACGCTGGCGCGGCGGCTGCCGCAGATATGAAATCCCGCCAGTCGGCCGCAACGGAAGGGCTGACCAAAGACTGGCAGAACGTTTCCAGGTCCGTTGATGAAACTCACCGCCGCGTGACCGAGCTTAATCAGCGCATGCGTGAGAATGACGGTCAGGCCGCAGCGCTTGCCCGTCGACAGGATGAACTGGCGGCATCATTTTTCCGCCAGATTGACGGCGTTCGCCAGCTCAATGGTGAGACTCAGTCGCTTGCGAACGTGCAGGCGCGCTTTCGCGCAGCGAGGGCACAGGGCAATATCACCCAGCAGGATTATCTCGCCCTTATTTCCCGCACCACGGCCCGGCAAAAAGAACTGCAAATCGTGGAGGAAAAATCGGCCGCAGCGCGCACGCGATTCCTCAGCCAGCTGAAGCAACAGGTTGCAGAGCAAAAGCTCTCCGGTACCGAGCTACTGCGCATGAAGGCGGCGCAGGTCGGTGCCAGCGATGCGGCTGAGGTCTATATCCGCAAGCTTGAAGCTACGAAAGTGGCCACGCACGGTCTGGGGCTGCAAAGTGCTGCTGCCCGGCAGGAACTGGGGATACTTATCGGCGAGGTCATGCGCGGTAACTTCGGCGCGCTGCGAGGCTCCGGGATCACGCTGGCGAACCGGGCAGGGTGGATAGACCAGCTGCTGTCGCTGCGTGGTCTTGGGATCGCCGGCATGGTCGGAGGGATTGCCGCGGCGGTATTCGGGCTGGGTAAGGCCTGGTATGACGGCAGCAAAGAGTCTGAGGAATTTAACAGGCAGCTGATCCTGACCGGGAACTACGCGGGGAAAACGTCAGGGCAGCTTCAGGCGCTGGCGCGCTCGCTGGCCGGTAATGGCATTACACAGCATGCCGCTGCTGGTGTGCTGGCGCAGGTCGTTGGCAGCGGCGCATTCAGCGGTAATGACGTCAGCATGGTCAGCAATGTTGCCGCCAGGCTGCAGCAGGCTACCGGGCAGGCCGTTGACGAAACCATTAATCAGTTTAAGCGCCTGAAGGATGATCCGGTTAACGCGGTCGCGACGCTCAACGATTCCCTTCATTTTCTGACGGCCACCCAGTATGAACAGATTGCTTCTGCTCAGGCGCTGGGGGATTCTCAGAAGGCCGCCGAGCTGGCCATGCGGGCATATTCCGACGCGGTCATTCAGCGTGCCGGTGCGGTCGAGGATAATCTCGGAACCCTCGAAAAAGCCTGGAACTGGGTGAAGAATGCAGCCTCCGGGGCATGGGATGCGATGCTGGGCGTCGGGCGTAATCCTGACACCGCTATGAAGCGCCAGGACTCTTTTGCTGAATGGCAGGCAGCAGAGAAAGAGTACCGCGCGCTGTCCAAAAATCTTAAGGTCGACCCGGATTATGCCGGTAACAACGTTCTGCAGAAAGCTGATGCGGAAAGGCTAAGAAACGCGCGCCAGCAGGTGGAGCTGAAAAAGCAGGCTTACGATCTTGCCGATCAGCAATACGCCCAGGAAGGGCTGGCAGCCGCGCGGGAAAAAATGCGAACGGACCAGCAGGCTCAGGCAATCCGCAGCCAGCAGCAGTTTAACCAGCTGGTGGAGTTCGGCGCGACGGCGGCAGAAAAGCGGGCTTCAGCAGAGAAAAAGCTCAGTCAGCTTATTGAGAAAAACCGCCAGGATGCGAAAGACGGTGTCGCCACGCTGTGGACTGAAAAGGACATTGCCGCGGCCCGCGCCGGGATTGAAAAGCAGTGGAAAGATCCAAAAACACCGAAAGGCAAAAGCTACTCAACGCCCGCCGGGGACAAAGCCGAGGAAAAGGCGCAGGCCGAACTTCTCACCCTTCAGGCCCAGCTTAAAACGCTCGAGCAGCATACCAGCGTGAACGACGTCATAAGCAAACAGCGTCAGGATCTCTGGCAGACTGAAAATCAGTTCACCGTTCTGCAGGAGGCCGCGGGGCGTCGTCAGCTTACGGCGCAGGAAAAATCCCTGCTGGCGCATAAAGAAGAAACGCTCGAGTACAAGCGGCAGCTGGCCGACCTGGGCGATAAGGTTGCCAGCCAGCAAAAGCTCAACCAGCTGGCCGATCAGGCCGTGAAGTTTGAGCAGCAGCAAAAAGCCGCCAGGGCGGGCCTGCAGGCTCAGTCTGAGGGGGTATCCACCCGGGAAGCCGGGCGACAAACTACGCTGCAGCGTCTCAGCGAAAGCTATTCGTACAATCCTCAGGCGCAGCAAAAGGTTCTGGAAGAACAAAGGGCGACGTTCGAGGCTGAAGATGCCCTGCGCGCAAACTGGCTGGCCGGTGCTAAACAGGGCTGGGCCGAATATCAGGATTCAGCGACAAACGTTTTCAGCTCCGTTCAGCAGATTTCGCAGGCTACGTTCAGCGGGCTGGCGGGCCAGCTTACCAGCCTGACGACAACTGGGAAGGCGAGCTTCAGGGACTTCACCAGCTCGATCCTTAAAATGATTGTGTCCGTTATCAACCAGCTGCTGGTGGCTTACACCATCCAGAGCGCAATGGGCTGGGTTAGCGGCGGGGCGAAAACCTCCTATGCAGGTCAGTCGTTCGCGGTCCCGTCCTACCGGCCAAAGGGTTATGACGTGGGCGGTTTTACCGGGCACGGCGGCAAATATGAGCCCGCAGGCGTGGTACATCGCGGGGAATTCGTCTTCACCAAAGAATCGACCAGCCGCATCGGTGTGGCCAATCTCTATCGCCTGATGCGCGGGTATGCCTCGGGTGGTCTGGTCGGCGGCGGTAGCGCTGCCGGTGCTGGCATGGGCGGGATCAGTGTTTATGCCCCAGTAAGCATCAGCCAGCAGGGGAGTGACGGAAGCATAAATCAGGCGAACGCCACGGGGACGGCGAAACAGGTGCAGGCGATTGTTCAACAGACAATCACCGAGAGACTGAAAAAAGAAATGTCCGCAGGCGGCGTGCTTTATTCGAGGAGGACACCGTGACAGACACGTTTACTTGGCGCACGCGAAAAACAGCACAGGGCACTGAAACAGCCCGAACGCTGCAAGCCCAGTTCGGGGATGGCTACAAACAGATAGCGGGGATGGGGATCAACGACAAACAGGAAACGTGGAACCTGGACTGGACGGGCACCAGACAGGAGGCGGCTGCGCTACGCGCTTTTCTGATGTCTCACGTTACTAAATCGTTCTGGTGGACCACTCCATGGGATGAAAAAAAGCTGTTCAGAATGAAGGCCGATTCGTTCAGCGTTTCATTCCCTACGGGGAAAAAAGCCACTGTGGCCTTTACTTTTGAACAGGCGTTCGCGCCCTGATTTTCACGACAAACACTGAAAGCTGCCTCCGGGCGGCTTTTTTTATGGGGGGAGTATGAGTTTTACGGCAGACATCCAACAGCTTGAGCCCGGCAGCGTTATTCAGCTGATTGAGATCGACGGCACTGAATTCGGTATGGATCAAGTGCTGCGTTTTCATGCGCACAATATTCAGGAAGAGGGGTGGGCAGCCTTCGCCGCAGAAAATCTGCCCGCCATTTTCTGGCAGGGAAACCAGTACGATCCCCATCCCTACGAACTGAAGGGGATGGAGTTGTCGAGTACAGGTTCCCAGCCAACGCCCACGCTGTCCGTCGGGAACGTCGGAAACTTTGTCACGGCGCTGTGTCTTGAATATGACGATATGGTCAGGGCTAAGGTCAAAATCCATACCACGCTTTCGAAGTATCTCGATGCAGCCAACTGGAAAAACGGTAATCCGGGTGCCAGCCCGGCCGATGAACGCATACAGCTTTTTTACGTCAATGCTAAAACCGCAGAGACGCGGGTACAGGTTGATTTTGAGCTGTGTTCTCCTTTCGATATTCAGAGCCTGCAGCTGCCGACACGGCAGATTACTCCTGTCTGCACCTGGTGTATGCGGGGCTGGTACCGAAGCGGGACCGGATGCGATTACAACGGCACGAAATACTTTACCAAAGACGGTACGCCGACCGATGACCCGTCGAAAGACGTTTGTGGTGGCCGCCGGCAGGATTGTCAGGATCGTCACGGCCCCGACGCGCCGCTGCCGTTCGGTGGTTTTCCGGCCGCCAACCTGCAAGGGAAATAAAGATGCGTGAAAAATTGCTGGATGCTATCCGTCAGCATGTCGCTGCTGAATACCCCAAAGAAGCCTGCGGTCTGATTGTTCAGTCAGGCCAGCAGCAAATCTTTATTCCCTGCCGCAACATTGCCGATAAGCCCGAGGAGACATTCACGCTCTCCCCGGAAGATCAGCTCGTTGCCCGCGCGCGCGGTGAGATCATCATGCTCATTCATTCCCATCCGGATGTGGTTCGGCTGGTGCCCTCGGAGCTGGACCGGATCCAGTGCGACTGGTCGGGGATTGAGTGGGGGATCATGTCCTGGCCGGACGGGGATTTTTGTACGATTTCCCCGCGTGAAGACCGGGATTATGCCGGGCGGCAGTGGGTACTGGGTTACGCCGACTGCTGGTCGCTTATCCGTGAATTTTATCTGCGCGAATACGGCATTGTTCTCGGGAACTATTCGGTACCTTACGAATGGTGGGAGAGCGGCAAGGAACGGCTCTACGACGACAACTGGGAGCGTGAGGGATTTGTTGAGATTGCCGCCAGTGCAATGCAGCCAGGGGACATCATCATGATGAGTGTGCAGGCATCCGTGACTAATCACGCCGCGGTATATGTGGGTGACAACATCATTCTCCATCATCTTTTCGGGCACCTTTCTTCGCGAACGCCTTATGGAAAATATTATCGCGACAGAACGGTCCGGGTGGTCAGGCATAAGGACAGAATGCATGGTTAAGACGCTTATTCTCGAAGGGAAAATGGCTAAAAAATTCGGTAAACGCGTTCAGTTTGATGTTGCCGATCTGCGCGAAATGCTCAGGGCCATGTGTTCACAGGTTCACGGATTCAAAAAATATATGTCGGAAGCTCATATGAAGGGGATCCGTTTCGCCTTTTTTAACGGTGACAACAATATCGGGCTGGAAGAGTTTGATATGACCCGCGGTGGAAGCGTGTACCGGATCGTGCCCGTTTATGAGGGGGCCAAAAATTCGGGCGTCCTGCAGATAGTTGTCGGCGCTGTTGCGCTGGTCGCTGCATTCTTTACCGCCGGTGCGAGCATGGCAGCCTGGGGGGCGGCCATGAGTGCAACAGCCATCAGCGCCACGTCAATTCTGACCGGGGTTGGGGTGTCAATGATGCTGGGCGGCGTTGTCCAGATGCTCACACCCCAGCCATCCTTCGGCGCGGGTAAATCCTCCAGCACGGACAACACGCCTAACTATGCCTTCGGGGCGCCGGTCAATACTGTCGCTATGGGGCATCCTGTCCCCCTGGCCTACGGTCTGATCGAGGCTGGGGGAGCGATAGTCAGCGCCGGTATGTACTCGAGCGATCAGCAATAGTGAAATGCAACCTAATAAGATGAACGTTACATTGCAATCACCCTTGGTTATCATATCCAAAACGATACCGATCAAGGAGATGAAAGTGAAAAAATACGGTTTGGTCTTATTAGGTGTGCTTTTTATTTCAGGTTGTGCCCCACAAAATCAGAATAACAATTTACAAAAGCAATACGCTGATTTAGCAAATTGTCAAGAGGATAACATTACTATGCCAAAACAAATGCCGCATAGTAAAAAGGAGTTTGCTGAATTTTTATCTAAGGAAGCTCTTAATGCCTCAGCAGATCAGTTCGTTACCCAGAAGCGTATAGAGATTCTGCAATTAGTTGGGTGGGATAATTCGGTAGCTGATGCAATAACGACATGTGGCGCTACCAGAAAGAGCAAGCTGAAAGAAATTGGGTCTAACGTGTTTGAAACAATGAAAGCCAGCACTAAAGATACAGAAGAGCGTCGTGCTCTTGTTGAGGCTTATAGTTCGTGGGAGGCTTATGTAACCAGCCAAACGCCACTCGCAAAACAGGATTTTGACTCTAAAGTTAGTTATTACAAAAACATGTAATAAGACGCCATCATTAATGCTAACAAATAACCCAGCTCAGGCTGGGTTTTTTAATGGGGTAAAAATGCAACTTCTCCATGGTGAAACCATCATACAGGGTGCAAAAGGGGGCAATGGAAGCGCGCATACTCCGGTTGAGCAACCTGATGATCTGCTGTCGGTCGCAAAATTAAAAATGCTCATTGCCGTTTCTGAGGGAGAAATACAGGGTGACCTGACCGCTCAGAATATTTTTCTCAACGATACGCCGCTGGCAAACGACAGCGGGGAATATAACTTCAGCGGCGTGAAATGGGAGTTCCGCAAGGGCACACAGGACCAGACCTATATTGCCGGGATGCCCCAGGTCGATAACGAACTGGCGGTTGGCACAACTGTCACCACCACCGCGCCCTGGACACGCCAGTTTACCAATCTTTCCCTGGATGCTATCCGCATCAAGCTCAGCCTTCCGGTCCAGTATCTCTATAAAGATAACGGCGATATGGTGGGCACGGTCACCGAGTATGCGATCGATTTATCAACGGACGGCGGTGCCTGGAAAACGGTTGTAAACGGCAAGTTTGACGGAAAGACCACGACGGAATATCAGCGTGACCACCGTATCGATCTGCCAAAATCCATGTCCGGCTGGTCTGTCAGGGTCAGGCGTATTACGGCTGATGCCAGCGGATCAAATTCGAAACTGGTTAACGCCTTCAAGGTGTTTTCGTATGCGGAAGTCATCGACAGCAAGCTTCGTTATCCTTTAACCGCGCTCCTGTATGTCGAAGTGGACAGCAGCCAGTTCAACGGCAGCGCGCCGAAAGTGACCTGTAAGATAAAAGGCAAGCTGATTAAGGTTCCGGATAATTACGATCCGATAACACGAACCTATTCTGGTTTATGGTCCGGCGGGTTCAAAATGGCCTGGTCCAATAACCCTGCCTGGATCTTTTACGATCTGGTTCTGGATGAAATTTACGGCATGGGCACGCGCGTGGATGCGTCCATGGTGGATAAGTGGGCGCTGTATTCAATCGCCCAGTACTGTGACGAAATGGTTTCCGACGGGGCCGGTGGCACCGAACCGCGTTTCACCTGCAACGTTTTCATTCAGAGCCAGGAGGACGCCTGGCAGGTACTTAACGATCTTGCCGCGGTATTTCGTGGAATAACGTTCTGGGGCAACGATCAGATTTATGTGCAGGCAGACGTTCCGCAGGACGATGTTGACTGGGTTTATAACGCCTCAAACGTTATCGATGGGCTGTTTACTTATGCGGGCGGCTCATACAAGAATCGCTACAGCTCCTGCCTGGTGTCCTGGTCCGATCCGCAGAACCATTACAGCGATACCGTTGAGGGGGTCTACGATTCGGCGCTTGTAGAGCGTTACGACGTCCGGCAGACGTCCCTGACCGCAATCGGCTGCACCTCGCAAAGTGAAGCGCACCGACGCGGTCGCTGGGTATTGCTCTCCAATGCCAAAGACGGGACCGTATCGTTTGGCGTGGGGCTGGACGGTTATATCCCTCTGCCCGCTGAAATAATCGGTGTCGCTGATCCTTTCCGTTCTGGTAAGGAGAACGGGGGCCGCATAAGGGCGGTCAACGGTCGCCAGATTACCCTGGATCGAGAAATAGACTACGCTTCGAAAGACCGGCTGGTGGTTAACCTTACCGACGGAAAAGCCCAGACGCGGACAATCAGCGCGGTGAGCGCCGATAAAAAAACGGTGACGGTGGCTACAGCATTCAGTCAGATTCCTGTGGCGGGCGCCGTCTGGGCGATAGACAGTGATAACCTCGCAATACAGTACTTCAGGGTTACTTCGATCGCGGCTAACGACGACAGCACAGGCGGTTTCACTATTACGGCCGTTCAGCATGATCCAAACAAATACCGTTACATCGATGACGGCGTTCGGGTCGAGTCGCCCCCGATCACCGTCACGCCGATAAGCGTCCTGTCTGCACCGAAGAATATCGTGGTGACTGAGAGCGATCATGTGTCTCAGGGGCTGACTGTAGCAAGCCTGGACGTGTCATGGGATAAGGTAGAGGGCGCAATCCGGTATGTCGCCCAGTGGCGTAAGGACAACGGGGACTGGATAAACGTTCCGGTTACCAGCGCGCAGGGTTTCTCGGTTCAGGGCATTTATTCGGGCAGCTATGACGTGCGCGTCCGGGCGCTGAATGCGCAGGATACGTCGTCACCATGGGGATACGGTGAAACAACTTATCTCTCCGGTAAAACGGGAAAACCGGGTACTCCGCTAAACTTCCTGGCGACCGAAGATGTGGTCTGGCATATCGACCTGACCTGGAAATTTCCGGATGGTTCAGGCGACACGGCCTATACAGAGATTCAGCGCGCCACAACTGCCGACTACGCCAATCCTGAACTGCTGGTCCTGGTGCCGTACCCAGCTGCAGATTATCAGCATGGCCCCATGCCTGCCGGCGTTCGCCAGTGGTACCGCGCGCGCCTGATTGACCGTATCGGTAACGCCGGGGACTGGACCGACTGGGTCATGGGCACGTCCTCGATAGATGTCAGTGAAATAACCAACGACATTCTGGAGGACATGAAAGGCTCCGATACGTTCAAAGACCTGATCGAGAACGCGGTGGACAGCAATGAAAAAATTGCTGGCATGGCTAACGACATCAAACAGGCCAACGACGAACTGGAGCAACAGGCGCAGAAAATTGCCCAAAATGCCCAAGATATCGGAAAGGTTCAGACCAACGTTACAAACCTGTCGAGCAAAGTCGGAGATGTGTCTTCTTCTCTGAACGAGCTTGAGCAGACAGTGGCGACGGCCGATACCGCACTGGGTCAGCGTATCGATAGCATCAACGTGTCTATGGACGGCATGGCGGGGGGAGTGAAGAACTCCGCCATCGCGATTATTCAGGGCAACCTGGCGCAGGTGGCGGCGCGCAAAACACTGTCTGCATCGGTCGCCGGTAACAGCGCGCAGCTGGACCGAATTGATGAGGTGATCGTCAACGAGAAAGAGGCAACGGCGCGTTCGCTGCTGAGTTTGCAAACTGACGTGAACGGCAACAAGGCATCCATCAACAGCCTTAACCAGACGTTCTCGGATTACCAGCAGGCTATGGCCACGCAGGTAAACAGCATCACGGCGACCATCAACGGGCATGCGTCAGCCATTACCACTAACGCTCAGGCCATCGCGAACGTTAACGGGGACCTGAAGGCGATGTACAGCATCAAGGTCGGGTTATCCAGCAACGGTCAGTATTACGCCGCAGGGATGGGGATAGGCGTGGAGAATACGCCGTCCGGCATGCAGTCGCAGGTTATCTTCCTGGCTGACCGCTTCGCCGTTACTCACCAGGCCGGAGCGACCGTTACGCTTCCGTTCGTTATTCAGAACGGGCAGGTGTTCATCAACGATGCTTACTTCAGGGATGCCAGCATCCAGTTCGCAAAAATTACCGATTCACTGAAATCCAATAATTTTGTGACCGGGAAGACAGGCTGGAATATGCCGAAAAGTGGTAACGCTGAACTGAACAATGTCACCGTTCGCGGGGCTTTGTATGCAACGACTGGTAATTTCGGGTTTAGCGGGCCGAACAAGGCGACGGTGATAGACAGTAATGGTGTAACTATCAACCTGACCGGAGGCGGACGTATCGTACTTGGAGAATGGGAATAATATGCCAAGAGGACTACTGATTGACCTGAATGATGGTGGAAAGCGCATGGAGATAACGGCGGGTCTTCGGTGCCCGTCTTTTGGGGCCTACTTTGACAGTGGCTACCAGAAAGCCAAGTACGCTGATATTGCCGGTTATGTTTCCGGGGCGCAGGTGCTGTTTATCCCTCACGCAACGGCTTATCTTGATTCAGGGCTGCTTCATAAAATGAACTCGGTCACCATATCCGGTGGCCGCGTGACGCAGAACTCCACGATGAAGGATGTAAGCATCAGTGAGCGTGAAAGTACGTACACGTTCCCCGGTAGCCTCTGGCAGATATTTCCGTCAGGCCAGCGTAGTGGTGTGGGTCTTCTCATCAGCAACAGCACTGACTTCACCTCAATAACCAATGCTACACAGTCAGGACAGTGTATCTGGAAGGGTACCGTCAATGTTCCCACTGGCGGCTGGGCAGTTCCCACGATAGCGGGGTACGACAAGTCCAAATATATCGTCTTTGGGCGCTGCAATAGCGGTAACACAGTCGATTTCGATGGCAACACGGTCAGGTTCTTCAGCCCTCCATCCACCAACGATGATGCTCCGACGACCGGCACGATAGATATTGTCATCTTTGCCAGTGGCGTGGCGCCTCAGCCGGGCACCGGCCTCAACATCTTCAATGCAGCCGGGGCCTGCACGTTTTCGACGACAAAGCGGCCTTTCGTCTACCTCAACCAACTCTGGACGCCTTCGAAAAATGCCGTGAGCATCGGCAGCGGCTATGTTCCGCTGGGCAGGTTCGGGCTGATGGCTCACGAAGTAAATGGCATGTACGTGTATCGAATGTTCGGAATAAAAATACAGAACGGCAGTGCTTCAGTTCAGGGTGGGAAATATCTTGGGCGCGAGCGGTATGCAATTTTTGGTAATGACACGGTAACGCCACTGAACCTTCCCGTTCTTCCCGATATGTACGTCTGAATAAACTGTCTTTTTAGTCAACCTCGCTCCGGCGGGGTTTTTTATTGCCTGGAGAAAATATGCTTTATAACACTGGCACCATCGCCATTAACGGAAATACAGCCACCGGCACCGGCACGAACTGGACGGCACCGGCCAGCCAGATTCGGGTTGGCCAGACGTTGTTTGTTCTTTCTAATCCGGTGCAGATGTTTCAGATCACGGCCGTCAACAGTGCGACGTCATTGACGATTACACCCGCTGCGTCTCCGGCGCTGAGCGGCCAGAAGTACGGCATTCTTGTTACTGATAGTCTCTCGGTCGACGGCCTGGCGCAGAGCATGTCTCAGCTCATCAACGAGTATGACGAGAACATTGGCGCGTGGGAGACGTTCGCCACCACCTCAGCAAACCAGAACATCACCGTTACCATCAACGGCGCTCGTGTAACCATTCCGGCGATCGGTAAGCTGGCGCAGAAGGGGAGTAATGGAGCTATCCCGATTGGGCAGGGCGGGACCGGCGCAACGAATGCCGATGACGCTCGCACAAACCTCGGTTTGGGAAGTAGCGCGACGCGGAATGCCTTCAGTACTTCAGGCGATATGCTTTCAGTAGGGGATTTTGGTATTGGCTCAATAAACCCAGTGACAATAAGCGATTTTACTAATGTGCAACAGGGGTGCTGGTACAGGACGCCATTCTCTGGGACGAGCCTGCCGGTCGAAGGAGCAAATTACGCCTGCTTCCCCTATTTTTATGATGCATCCAATAAAGTTGTAACCGGGTTTAGGCTTGGCGGATCGATACGATTTTTCGCTCGTGGATTTGTTGTCGGGAAATGGCTAGATCCGATAGAGATGTACACTACCGCTAATACCACCAAGGCTACAGATGGCACCCTGAAGGCCGCTTCCCCGATAGTAAAGATTTTCCATGACGGCAGCTATGAAACAAATGTTGAATCAGAAGGCTGCACTGTAACCCGTCTGGGCACAGGGCAATATCTGATTGAAGAATGCCAGGGTCTGAACTCAGATGCAGCATGGGGCGGCATCGATGGCGGTTTTGACATCCCCAATGATCGCAACAAGCAGCCGCTTATCTGGCTGGATTATGAGGTTAGCGCCGATGGTTCTGTAGTGGTGAAAACCTATCACCGTACTCACCCTGATGCGCCAGCGTTCGCCAGGAACGAACTGGACGGCGTAAGTGATGGTGATCCGGTCGACATCCCCCGCGATCAGTTTGTGTCCGTTCGTGTCGAAATGCCTGCCGATTCTTTGTACAACCAAAAAATCAGAGCAGCAGAGCTGGCCATGACTGCCGATGCGGGTGAATAAAGGTCGGTTTGGGAGAGAACAACACAGCCAACTTTGGAAGCCTCGAAATTGGTGCCAAAAAACCCTCTACTGCAAGCTTTGTGGATTTCCATTTCCTTGGCACTAACGACTATGACGCGCGTATTCTGTGCGGTGGTAATTCTAATGGCGCCATGGGGAAAGGAGACTTCACATTTTACGCAGGGAAATACGTTTTTATCGGCGATAGCTTTGAATTTCGTAACCCTATCACCTGTCAGAACAGCATCAGCGCATCCGCAAAAATTGCGACCACGGCTGATATGGAATGCAAAACTAAAATTGCTGTTTTGGCCCCAGCTGACAATCAAAATGCCCATGTGTGGTTCTATGGTGCAGGTGGGGCATCCAGGGGGGTTATTTATTCCGGGCAAACAGGAATTATTCAGCTCCGCCCTGATAATAATGATAACGGCGGGTCCAACGGATACGCTTTTGCATTTGGGGCTGATGGTAAGTTTACCTGCGTCACGATGAATCAGACCTCAGACGAGCGCGTGAAATTCGATAAAGAGCCCGTCAGTAAAGCACTGGAGAAGATTTGTTCCCTGACGGGCTACACGTTCTGCATTCAGCTCACAGAATCGGAGTCGGTACGCAGCGCAGGCATCATCGCCCAGGATCTGGAAAATGTTCTGCCCGTTGCTGTAAGTTCTGGCGGAACTGGCACTACGCCAGCAGGAGAGGAAATTAACGATCTTAAAACCGTGGACTACAGTGCTATGAGCGCCCTGTATGTTGAGGCCATTAAAGAGCTGGCCGAACGGCTAAAGATCATCGAAAAAGAACTGTCCGACCTCCGCGGCCCGACAGTTGCCTAACCTTCTTCGTCACTTTGCAGACTGTACTGTTCACGCCAGAAAACTGAATCAGTGGGCATATCGAGCCGAACATCTATCCAGCTGTTCACCGGCACGTCCATCGGTTCCCCTTTCGTCTTGACGATCTCCCCGTCATCGCCCAGCAGATATTTTCGCTTAAACAGGCGGATAGTCAGTCCTCCGTTTTCGGTTTGCTCTGCCTCAACTACACCCAGTTCCCCCATGCCACCAGGGTCCATTGGCGGCAGTAACTGCCATCCCTCAGACGCTAGTCCTGCCGAACCGGTGAGCACGTAAACCCCAACATCAAGGCGGGAAAGGGTTATTCCCTCCGCCTCGGCGTTCGCCGTACCACATCCGCACCAGACAAAGCCTGGTTCATCGATATCAGTGCGCAGACATTCCTCCTGACTTTTCACAATACGGGCAACTGGGGAGGCAGCCTTAAGCGTTCCGTCACTGGCTTTCGTGGTGTTCTGCGTTGAATAAATAGTATGCGTAGTAGAAAAGCCAACGTTAGTTAGCCCGGAAACAGTCCCGTTTCCCTGACGATACTTGAGGCCCTGCGACGTAGAGGCTAACTGCCATGACGTGTAGCCGCCCCCTGTTGCATCATGCCATCCCCGCAGCGTTAACATGCCGGTATAGACATCTGCACCGCTTCCACCGCCCCATGCATTCGCTCCCAGCTGAATGCCGAAAGACATTCCCAGCGGGTATTGAGTAATCAGATCGTACGAAGCGAGTGTCCGGTAATCGCGATGAACCTGAGCCATAACAGCGGCTCCGTTGATGTACGACGACACCGGGGCAAACTGACTATCAACGTCTCGTGTAGCGCTGTTTCCCAAACCGACGTTTTATAGATTGCCCTGAGGCTGCCTGGCCGATAACTTCACCTGATTTTTTTGTAAAATTTATTGGGTGAAAAATATGCAAATTGGCTATGTCAGGGTGTCAACAAATGACCAAAATACGGATCTTCAGCGACAAGCGCTCGAACGCGCAGGATGTGTACAGATTTTCGAAGAAAAAATGAGCGGAACAATAGCAAATCGCCCAGCGCTCAAAAGGCTTCTGCGAACCCTGAATGAGGGGGATACGCTTGTGGTGTGGAAGCTGGATCGCCTTGGGCGAAGCATGCGAAATTTAGTGCTGCTGGTGGATGAACTCCGGCAACGCGGAATCCACTTCAAGAGCCTCACTGACAGCATAGATACATCAAGCCCGATGGGGCGCTTCATCTTTCATATAATGTCAGCTCTGGCAGAGATGGAAAGGGAGTTAATAGTGGAGCGAACCCGGGCGGGGCTGGCGGCCGCTCGGGAAAAGGGGAGGATTGGCGGCCGGCGACCGAAATTAACCATCGAACAATGGGCGCAGGTAGGCAGACTAATTGCTAATGGCGTGGACAGAAAGCAAGTGGCGCGAATATATGACGTTGCAGTTTGTACATTGTATAAAAAATTTCCCGCTTCCCGTTTGGATCAGCAACTTGCACACGAAGAGAAATTGATAGCCAATACCTGTATTGACCAATAGAGTTGTCAATACGATACTGTGTTTATGTACAGTATTTTGTGAGGTGAATATGCCACGCACAGCAGATATACAAACAGCATTCCAAGCGGCTATACAGCTTAATCCAAAAGGCTACCGCTACCTGAGCACTGACAGCTTCATCGGGAAATTGAGGGAGTTCAGCTGGCACTTTAGCCGTGCCGATGCAAACGCATGGATTGAGCGTTACCAGCCTGACTTCGCTGACAAGACCACCGACGGCACTGATAACCGTTACTGGATCCTGCGCAACATGGGGAGGGTTTTCTAATGGGATTTCCCTCCCCGGCGATGGATTACGTTGAGCAACGATTATCACCTGTCGTTCTCTGCAATATAGGACCTGATAGCAGGGTGCTTGAAACTGATGTTGGGTACGCAGTCATTGAGCCTGTTACGAAGAAGACACAGAGTGATGTGTTGTTGATCCTCTGCGACGGGCATACGCAATTCGCAAAATTGATGGGGAAGGCACTCATCACTGATGATGGTGAGGCGATAGAGGGAACCGCTCTGGAAGAGGTTGAGGTCTTAGGGCGGGTAACGTTTTTTATTTACCGTACACAACAAGATGATTGCCCGGTCATGTAG